CATGGCAACGCATTGAGAACAACGCCATATTCGCAGTACCCCGCCGCAGGAAAAAGACCAAACGAATCCCCACAGCAAATCAGGTAAAGACATACGACTATGTCCACGGATTGCTAACCCGCAAACATGACCGACTTCGGAGCAGGAAATATGCAAGACCAGAAAAGCATGGGTGAGTGCCAGTGCTGCGGCGGGACTATTCCTGCAGGTTGTGTTCACGTTTGCCCTGAGTGCGCGGACAGGCTTTTAGAGGGCGAAGTTGCAGACCGAATAAGGAGTGAAGATGGCGACTGAGAAAAAACGCCCGCGACGGCGATGCAAAGTATGTCGCGAATGGTTCCACCCTCGATTTCCTAACGAGCAGTGGTGCAGCCCGGAGCACGGCGCAAAGTACGGATTGATGCTTAGGGAAAAAGAGCGGCTCAAGGCAGAGCAGCGAAGAAAGAAGGAAGCCCAACAGGAGCGAAGAGCAACAAAAATTCGAAAACTCGAAGTGCAACCCCTCAGTTATTTTCACAAAAAAGCCCAGCAAGCATTCAACCAGTTCATTCGAGAGCGTGATGCCAGCCAGCCGTGCATCAGTTGTGGACGCTTCCACGATGGACAGTGGCATGCGGGACACTACCGTACCGTCGGCGCTTCACCTGAAACCCGATATGACGAAACCAACTGCCATCGTCAATGCGCCCCCTGCAACAACCACCTATCAGGAAACATCGAAAACTATACGCCGAACTTGATCGCCAAGATTGGTCAGGATGCTTTTGATCTGCTGATGGGCCCGCATAAGCCAATAAAGTGGACGCGGGAAGAGTTGCAGGACCTTGCGGCGCACTACCGTAATAAAACGCGAGGACTAATCAAACGCCGGGAGGAGCCATGACCACCTACGAGCAACACGTTCTGAAGGAGTTACGCCAGAAAGAGGCGGAGCAGGCCAAGGCGCTGGGCCTGACCCAGGAACGCATCAGGGAGATTGTGAATCGGCACAACCTGAATAAACCGAAAGGCGGCCCGTCATGAAGAAATGGCTAAACCGAATACTCCAGCATTTCCGACCTATCTCCCCCGTAATCCATCCACCTCACGTGCAATCGTGGGATGCCACTCCGAGGAAAAGGAGAAAGCAGTGAGACTCGAAAGCATACCGAAATACTTCTCCCCCAAATCTCCGAAACTCTCCGATCAGTCCCCGGCAACAGCAACAGAATCTCTCTCGATAAGTGAAGTGATGGCCGCAATTGGTATGACACACCAAGCGGCCGGTGTCGGGCTGGATTTGTACCTGGCAAAGGTTGGAATATCTTCACCGGATAAAGCTGTGGAAGGCTTGTTCGACATTGCGCAGCGCCTGGCAGGGCGCTCGAAAGCAATCTCTCAACTGGACGAAGATATTAAACTAAAGCTGCTGCAAGTCCTCGCAACATTCGCGTATCAGGACTATTCCCGCAGCGCGGCCAGCGTCAGGAAGTGTGATAGCTGTGGTGGATCGGGGTTCACGGATGCGGAGGTGTTTACCACTAAGGTGCATACTCCCTTTTCGGCTGCGGATATTATTAAAGCGACCAAATCTTGGGGTTTTGAAGTCATTCCAGCAGAGTATGAGGTTCGCCGGGAGGTCAGAGAGTGTGTTCGCTTGCTTTGCTGTGAATGTAAAGGGAAGGGGGTGGTTAGCAACTCCTGCAGGTGTCACGGAAAAGGCGTGGTGGTAGACAAGGAAAAAACCGAGGCTAACGGCGGAATCCCAGTTTTCAAAGAGTGTCCGCGATGTGCGGGAAAGGGGTACGCCAGACTGCCAGCTGAGAACGTCAGGCGCGCTATTTGCTCTGTGGTAATGGCTTTGCCAGAAACGACGTGGCGGCGCTCTTATAAGCCATTTTATGAGGAACTGGTGACCGAGTGCCATAAACAGGAGGCTTCGGCAGATATCGTCATTGCAAAAGTCACAAAGTAGAGAATTATTTTCTATTTAATCTTAGATTGATAGAAAAAAGAGTTTACACCGTGGCGAAAGTTGGCTAGGATGTTCCCAATGATGGGCGCTTTGTGAGTGTTCATTAGGCATATAGCCAAATTCGAAGCCTCGGCCACCCGCCGGGGCTTTTCATTATCACGAACACAACAGGTAAGAAGACTGCGCGCCTGATGAGTCCATACGGGACGAAACGCAAAAGCGTCGCGCGGAGTATCCCCAGGCGGGGAATAACTGGATACCAGTGGAGCTCACCCTAAGCGTATTTGCGAGTGCGCTTAGGGCGTGGGTCGGCAATGACTCCATTTGCAGCCGACATCTGGCCCGCCAACTAACAGTGCTCTTACCGTTGTGATGAATGCGCAGGCTGATGCGCAAGTAAGCGACCGATGGCGAGGTAGTGTATAAGGCGGTTGCTGCAAGCCTTGAACTGTTAATCCCGTCAAGCCGGAAATCAGTGCCGGCCATCGCAACAAAGCCTGAGCACTTACGGGACATATGTCGGCCAGGCGCGTAAATTCCCGTAGCTATTCAAGTAACAGCTAGTTCGGTGTCTTTTTCGTTTGGGCTGTAAGCTCATTTGGTATGAGCAAGCCCCTCATAAGGGCGAGGTAGGCAGGTTCGAATCCTCCACGGCCCACTGACACTGGACGGGAAGCACAGCGGTCGTGAGTTCGAATCTCACCCCGTCCGCCAATTCAAGGCTGCGCTATTGCGTGGCCTTTTCTCATTTAGCGACCAGGCAATCACCCTCATGACTCTCCGTGTCACCTCAGGCCTGAGTCGCTAATCCCTTTCAACTCTACACCGGCACCTCAGTTTAACGGAGGTGAATATGCGTATGCCTCATAAACAAGACATACTTGCTGCGCTTATGGCTGCCAAGGACCAGGGGGTCGGTGCTTTTCTGGCTTTCGTTATGGCGTACCTTCGCGGCAGATATAACGGCGGCAAGTTCGCTAAGACATTCATTGACGCAGTGATGTGCGCAATGATCGCATGGTTCGTGCGAGACCTGCTGGACCTGTTCAGCTTAAACCCCAGCCTTGCCTACATTGGCAGTGTGTTCATCGGATATATCGGCACTGACTCAATCGGCGGACTGATCAAGCGGTTCGTTAATAAGCGTGCGGGGGTGGATGATGAACGTCAGTAACTCCGGCATATCCTTCCTGAAAAAGGAAGAGGGAGAACGGTTAGTTGGTTATCTCGACTCTCGCGGCAAGCCAACTATCGGCGTCGGTCACACCGGTACGGTAGATGGCGTTCCGGTAAGCGTGGGAATGAAGATCACGCAGAACAAATCTACCGAGCTATTGCTTGATGACCTAGCCTGGGTGTCAACCACTATCGCCAAGAGCGTCAATGTCCCGCTCAACCAGAACCAATACGATGCCCTCACCAGTCTGATATTCAACATCGGCGCAGAAGCTTTCCGTGGCTCTACCGTGCTTAGAAAGTTAAACGTTGGCGACCATGCCGGTGCCGCAGATGCTTTCCTAATGTGGAAAAGGTCGGGTAACGATCCCGACATTCTTCTTCGACGGAGACAGAGAGAGCGCGCTCTGTTCTTGTCATGAGCCGGGTTATCGCTGCTGGCGTCGCGCTGACGTTCATTATTCTCGGCATTCTCTCCATGCTTTCTCTTCACCTGTACGAAGAATATCAGGACGAGAAATCGCGAGCTGAACGCGCTGAGCAACTGGCGGACGCGAAACAAAAAGCACTCGACACATTGCAGGCGAAGCAACGTGAAGTTGCGGCCATTGACCAAAAGTACACGCAGGAGTTGGCAAATGCGAAACAGACNATTGCTGATCTGCAGCGTGATGTTGATTCCGGCGCTAAACGGCTGCGCGTCAACGCAACCTGTCGCCGNGTGTCCGGAGCCACCGCCACCGCCAGCGTGGTTAATGAGTCCGGCGCCCAACTTACTCGAACCTCTCAACGGGATTATTTCACCCTCAGAGAACGAATCGCCACAGCAGAAAAGCAAATAGCTGGGCTGCAGGGCTATATCAAAACCATCACCTCATCATCAAATGGAGAAATCCGATGACCTTAATTGAAACCGGCATGCTGTACTTCAGCACCGCGGTTGGAGTGCTTTACCTGGTATCCGGCGGTTACAAGTCCATCAAGGCTTACGTCGAAAAGAAAATCGACGCCGCTGCCGCCGCCAAGGCATCCACCAAAGCAGAGTAGTCATTACAGCGGATATTCACCGAGTGTCCGCGATAATGCCCACCAACGGTAACGGATTATGGAACACGAAAACAAAATCACCATCGCAACGCTTGCGGAACATTTGAGAGAATTGCTAGCGCGTCAGGGGCATGAGATTAGCCCGGCGGCGAGCCTAGACCTTGTTGAGCATGCAGTCACTCAGGGCGTCATGATGGCAATCGCCTAAACACCAAACCCAACATCAAGCCTCGGCATAGTCCGGGGCTTTTTTGTGCCTGCAATATCTCGCGCAATCGCATGCGCACCTCAACGAGAGCCTTTCAGTAAGCGAGCCTGAGAATAGCCGTTATAGGTGGCGACCTTCTCTCGGGCGGCTTTTCTGTGCGAACAGGCTCACTTTCTAAAAGGTAAACGCTATGAATAATCAGTTAGCTACTCTCGACTTTAGCGAAATGGTGTCCGTGTCTGGTGATCGTGTAATCACGACATCACGTAAGGTAGCTGCTTATTTCGATAAGCAGCACCATCACATCATTCAGAAGATTGAAAAACTCGACTGTTCAGATGAATTTCTAACCAGCAACTTTTCGCGGGTTACGTACGAACACAAGGGTAATCATTATGTTGAGTATGAGATATCCAAAGATGGCGCGATGTACATCATCATGTCATTTACTGGCAAGAAGGCAGCCGCCATTAAAGAGGCGTTTATCAAAGCCTTTAACTGGATGCGCGACAAGCTGATGGAACTGGCTCACTCATACCAGCGGGAGCATAACGAGTTGATGCTGGAGTTCATGAAGGAGAAGGATGTTGCCAGCATGTCAGGACGCTTGCTGAATCGCTGGGGAAAGGTAAAGAAACCTTGTCTCATAGCAAGAATCGAGAGACTTGAACAGCGGGCGCAAATCACCATCCCCGGACTACCTAAGTAACCTTCGAAAAGGCAATCGCTATGCGATATCCGGTTGGGGGTCGCGGAAACCTTTTACGTGACCAGCATTGGAATGGCTGAACTGGTAGATAAGGGCGTAATAACTTCTCCTCAAATTGAGTGAAAGCCAAATACCGGGCTCCGTTGTCGATTTATGTTTTTGAGGGTGGCTGAGCGGCATAAGAAACTAACCCAGAACACCATCGCTATATTGCTGAATATGAATCCACCAGGCGCCGGTCGGTCGCCGTCCTATGTGTTAGCTCTGACACGGAACCTACTCCCTCCGGATAGCGCACATAGCGAATCAAAAACCGAACTACGCCGAGTTATTGCAGAATTCGCTCGCATTGCGGTCGGCTCGAACCGTGGCGGAAGAATCGAGTAATCTAATTTTACCTGACGATCTCAGTGATTGTGCATGGCTGTTACAATGCCAAAATTGCAAGGCTAGGGTAGCTCCCGAAAAGCGGAATCGTCACCGCCTGCCCTGCAACCCAAATGACGACAACTAGGCGAGGTTGTGATGGAAAACAAAATAGATATCATTGAAAGTCTCTGTGAAGAGCTGGTGATTGCTAAGGGAATCATTAAAGAGATTTGCGCGGAGCGTGATGTCCCGCTGCCTAATTCCTCGTTACAGAGGATGGAAAGGGCCATTGAAGTCGCAAGGGAATACATGCGTGAAAACATCTAAATGAAGAGGTCGCTAAGGCGGCCTTTTTTATTTTCTAAATTTTATAAAATTCTGCAAAGAGCATTCACGGAGTGCCTTTTGCAGAACAAACACATTGAAAACCTCGGCTTCGGTCTCAACCATGCCGGGGGATATATAAATCACACCAGCAGGAAATGCCAAATGGCGGCCAAAATTAAAACCGCATGAGTTCAATTTGCTCAAACATCGTTAATTTTTCTATGAGAGATGGTTCTGCCAAAGGGTGGGTGTAATGAAGTCGAAACTTCCACTTCATAAGTAGCGACATGCTTACCGTTGGCGTCTAGCTCTTTATATACATAAACATCAGTGTCTTGGCCTCTCTTTGATCCTTCCCATTCTGAAGAAACGAATTCAAGAGTGTGATCATCGGGAATTCCAAGTTCCTTTCTATATTGTTCGTTCATGTTTTTTCCTTAAGGTATTGAAATGGCACTCACAGACAAACAAGAAATGTTCTGTCGCGAGTACCTCATCGATTTGAACGCCACGCAAGCGGCAATTCGTGCGGGGTACAGCGAAAAGACCGCGCCGACCATTGCTTGCGAAAACCTCATAAAACCTAATGTACAAAAGCATATTGCGCAACTNAAAGCCGAGCGTAACGAGCGGTTAAGCGTCGATGCCGCATACGTCCTTCGCCGCCTGGTTGAAATCGACCAAATGGACGTCCTCGACATCCTTAATGACTCAGGCGACCTGAAACCCATCTGCGACTGGCCTCCGGTATGGCGAACCACGCTTTCCGGATTAGACATCCAGGCCATCAGTGGAGAAGAAGGCACCGCCGCGCTGATGAAGAAAATCAAGTGGCCAGACAAAGTCAAAAACCTTGAGCTGCTTGGGAAGCACGTCACAGTGCAGGCGTTCCGAGAACAGGTTAAGTCAGAAGTAACCGTCGACTCGATATCTGATCTGATGGACGACTTAGCCAGGGGGTAGCCATGAAGCCGGAACATCTCGCTTTGTTGCGTGACAAGCTCTGGCGGCTAAATCACCTCTACTGGATAACGGACAAGCAAGGCAAGCCCGTCAGATTCAAGATGACGCCAGAACAGCTTGAATACTTTGAGGGCATGCACACCAGAAACATCATACTGAAAGCCCGGCAGCTGGGGTTCACTACAGAGGTTTGCATCATTCAGTTGGACGCGGCACTTTTCGAGGCGGCCAGGTGCGCTCTTATCGCCCACACCTTGAATGACGCAAAAAGGCTGTTCAGGGAGAAAATCAAATACGCCTATGACCGCCTCCCGGCTGAACTAAAGGGCGCCAACCCAGCAAGCAACGATGCTGCCGGTGAGCTGGTATTCAGCAAAGGCGGGTCTCTATATATCAGTACTTCATTTCGTGGTGGCACGCTGCGTTACCTGCATGTTTCCGAGTTCGGGAAAATCTGCGCAAAGTACCCAGACAAGGCCCGCGAGATTGTCACAGGGGCATTCGAGGCGGTTTCATCTGACTGCTTTACCACCATAGAAAGCACAGCAGAGGGTCGGGCTGGATACTTCTTTGATTACTGCCAGACAGCAGAAAAATCCCAACTCCAAGGCAAGGGCCTATCTAACCTCGACTGGAAATTCTTCTTCTTCAGTTGGTGGAAGAACCCCTTGTATTCGATAGACCCTGTGGAGCCATTGCCGCAAAGACTCAGGGATTATTTCTCTGAGATTGAGGTGAAACACGGCGTTGCGCTTAACGAACGCCAGAAAGCATGGTACTGCGCCAAAGAGAAGACCCTTGGCGATGACATGAAGCGCGAATACCCGACAATCCCTGCAGAAGCTTTCCAGCAGTCAGTCGAGGGAGCTTATTACGCTAAACAGTTCCGTTGGCTCTACACCAACAATCGGATCGGTGAACTGCCGGACAACTCACATTTGCCGGTCCATACGTTCTGGGATATCGGGGTGGGTGACTCAACGGCCATATGGTTCGTGCAAGAAGTTGGTGAAGAGTTCCACATCATCGATTACTACGAAAACTCGGGCGAAGGGTTGCGTCACTACATGAAAGTCCTTAAAGACCGAGGGTATGAATACGGTGAGCACTGGGCACCACACGACATTGATAACAGAGAGTTCGCTGGAGACGGCAAAAGCCGCAAGCAAATAGCGGCAGAGGGGTTCGTGATCGACGGCCATAAGTACTCCATCAGATTCAAGGTGGCACCAAAGCTCGGCGTTGACACTGGCATCGATTCAGTGCGTGAAATCCTCCCCAAGTGCGCTTTCGACTCATTTAAGTGCGAACTGGGGATTTCTCATCTTGAGGGATACCGGAAGGAGTGGGACGACAAACGCGGGTGCTGGAAAGACAAGCCACTTCATGATTTCACATCCCACGGTTCGGATGCATTCCGATACTTTGCTGTAGCTAAGAGCAACCACAAATCCAATGGCGCCATTTTCTTCTGAGGGCTAATCAGTGAGTGAGAAAAACAACGAGGTTTCATTCCTCGTCAATGCCGTTGCTGATTTAGTCGGACGGCAAAGAATGCTTTATGCCGGACAGTTCAACGGCAACACGAAGCGGACAAAGTTATGGGACGAGTTCGGTTATCCAGACTCTGTTAACTTCGACATGCTTTACCGGGCGTACCGACGAAATTCAGCAGCACACGCTGGGGTTCATAAAACTCTGGATTCCTGCTGGGTGGATAGCCCTGTGATTATCGACGGACCCGAGACTGAGGAGTCCAGCAAGACGACCAGTTGGGAGCGCACGGTAACCCGAATGCTGAAAAGGCATTGGGCAAAAATCAAGGACGCTGACCGCCGCAATCTCGTTGGCCGGTACTCTGCGCTCTTGCTGCAAGTCAGAGATGGTCGGGAATGGAGTGAGCCAGTAGACACGGCATTGATAGGAAAGCTCGGCGAAAGCGCTCTGGTGAAGATGATCCCCGCGTGGGAGTCGCAGATTAAGCCTGGTAATCTTGATATCGACACTCAGTCCCCGACTTACGGCCAGCCGGTCAACTATCAATTCAATGAGCAGCCTGTGGGTGACGATGGCACCTACGGGAAGGTTCGTAGCATTACAGTTCACCCCGATCGCGTAATCATCCTGGCCGAGGGTTCCGAGGACGACAACATCCTTTCTGGCATCCCGCTGAATGAGGCCGGATACAACGACCTGCTGGACATCGAAAAAGCGAAGGGTGGTAGCGCCGAAGGATTCCTGAAAAATGCCAGTCGCCAACTCGGTATAACCTTCGATTCCGATACGGATATGGATTTTATAGCCAGACAGGCCAAGGCCGCTGGTTACAAGGACATAGGAGAGGCGCTAGATGATAAGGTCAGGAAGCTAAACAGCGGAACTGATAAGGCAATGGTTAGCCAGTCTGGCGCTGTTTCCGTGTTGTCTGTAGCAGCCGCCGACCCCACGCCCACATGGACGGTGTCAGCAAACAGCTATGCGTCAACTATTCGCTGCCCCTTTAATATCCTCTTCGGCAAGCAAACGGGAAACCTTGCATCGACAGAAGATAAAAAGGCATGGGCCTCCACCTGCAACGAACGTCGCGCAAGCTTTCTCTCATGGCTGATAGCGGAAGTGGTAGAGCGCTGGTGGAAAATTGGGATTATCGGCGCACCAAAAAGCGGTGAAATATCCGTTGTTTGGTCTGACCTGCTTGCTCCTGGTGATGCTGAGAAGCTCGACAACATGAGCAAGATGGCTGACGTTGCCTACAAGACCCAGCAAGCGTTCGGTACTCCAGCGGTGGATGCTAACGAAGTTCGTATGGCTGGTGAGCTTGACCCAATAGAAGAGGAGCCATTACCGGAGACACCAAATGTTGACCCTCTCACCGGAGAACCGACAGCCGATAATTCGGACGCCGATAATTCCACGGAACAAAGCTGACCCAACGCAATCATCACGCCCCGTCAATAAGATGGCGAGGGACATTCGACACCGTTATTACCAGATAAAGTTCGACATCAAGGCAGCCTTAGACCGCTACCTAACCGGAGTAGAGTCGGTTCAGAACGGCCGATCCGAATACGCGCTGCATGGCGAAACCATCTACCAGGTTAACGCCGGAACCTACATCTATGACATGTCAGCATCGCAACTAGCCTCCTTGCTTCAAATTATCCAGACCATCTTGGACGATCGCTTGCTTGATGGTGGAAGCGGTAACTTGTGGGCTCTCGATTACGTGGCTGCTGAGTACGATAGGGGAACCCTGGCGGCGTTCACTAACCTATCCACCCAATCGCCCATATATGCATCGCAAACCAGTCTAGCGTCGCTATTGTCGTCGCCTGCATATCAGAATCAGGTGGCTGCAGCTTACGTATCGACTTACAGCGACTGGAAGGGAATATCTGACAAGGCAAGGGCTGATGTAGCCAATGTGATTGCCGACGCGATCGGACGCGGCATAAATCCCCGCGAGACGGCTGTGATAATCAGTAAGCGGCTTGATGTCAGCCTGGCATCTGCGGAAAACATCGCGCAAACCGAGCAGGTTGGTGCCCTTCGAGAGGCCCAGTGGCTTGAGACAGATTGGAGTCGTGATCGGTTGGGGCTAAATACTGCTCTACTTCATTTGTCAGCACTAAAGCCCACAACGAGAGCTAATCATGCGTTCTGGCATGGAAAGACACGCACCACTGAATCCGTAAGGGAGTGGTATGCCCGCGATGGAAACAGGTACCGATGCCACTGCTTACAGATTCCGGTTGTTCTTGGCAATGATGGGAAGATCGTTAATTTAGGACTCATAGGCAGGCTAGAAAGTGAGCGCAAGCAGTGGCAGAGGATGAGTGAAAATAACGTATAATCCTTTAACCTAGGTGGTAGACAGCGATATGAGGTTTTCATGCATATAGTAGACAGAAAGACATTCCTATCCATGCCTGCGAATACGGTTTACAGCATAAGTCATTGGACACCAAGCACAATGAGCACATCTATCACCGACCTTCTTATTAAGGGTGATACAGTCGCTGGAATTGATTATTATGAGCAATACATACCCGATTTTGACTACGAAGACATTGATGAAAAATTTGACGCCATATCCAAATCGGTAACTGGCGGAAGCCCCATAAATACTGATTTTTATGTTGAGACCAGGAACGCCATGTTTAACAAGGATCAGATGTATGCCATATGGGATAAGGAAGATATAGAAGGACTTATCTCAAGGCTTAAGCAGTGTCTATAAAACTATATTAATGAAGAGGTCGCTAAGGCGGCCTTTTTTATTGCCTGAAAATCATCACCGAGGATTAACCGTGAAGCGCTCAAGCATACACGTTAAGTCCCTCGCCATTAATTCCGCCAATATCTCAACCGAAATCATCGACGGTGACGAGCATATCGTCATTCGCGGCGTTGTGCCTGTCGTTGATGACGTTGTGATGAATGGTGGGTTGTATCCGGCGGAGGAGATCAACAAGAGTTACCAGAGCATCGAGGGTAATCCGATGCCCCTAGCTCACCCGAAAATCGGAAACGACTACGTTAGCGCTAATAACCCGCGAGCCGTGAACCAGTTTCACGTAGGGGCCTGGGCAGAGAACGTCAGAAAAGACGGCGACCGCGTGGTCATGGATATGAAGGTTAATAAGCGATTCGCTTCAGCCCTTGATAATGGCCAGCGACTGCTTAGCCGCCTTGAAGACCTGCAGAACAATGCAGATGCCGAGCCGATTCATGTTTCTACCGGGCTCCTGTTAAGCCGCGAGCAGAACAAGGGCAAATCCAAAGGGAAGTCATATTCCTGGGTCGCCAGAAACATGCAGTTCGACCATGTGGCTATATTGCTGGACGAGCCAGGCGCAGCCACTCCTCAGGAGGGCGTCGGGATCTTCGTCAACGCTGACAACTCCACGCAAGAGGTGGATGTTGAAAATGCAGACCTGGTATCTGCCGCGAATTGCACAAAAGAAGGCCCCCTCAATAAAGCCCGTTTTTTCTTCACCAACGCATCCAAATTCTCATTCGATGACATCCAGAGAGCGCTGAGCGACAAGCTCCGCGAAGGCCGAACTGATGACCGCTGGCTGTGGCCTGAGTCTGTATGGCCGGACACCTTCATCTACCGAGATGAAGCTAACTATTTCAAACAGAAGTACCTCATCGACGATGACGGCAAGGCTGTTTTTGTCGGCGAACCACAAGAAGTCGTGCGCAAACCAACCGAGTACGAGATTAAAACCAATGGAGAAACAGACCCGATGAAAGACCTGATCGTTAACGCGCTCAAGGCTGCCGGCAAGCCGACTGAAGGCAAAACCGATGCTGAGCTGATGGACGCTTATAACCAGCTGGCAGCAGAAAAGGCCGCCGGTAAAGATGAGACGCCAGAGCAGAAAGCTGCGCGTGAGAAAAAAGAGGCTGATGAGAAGGCAGCCAAGGAAAAGGCTGCTAAGGAAACCGCAGCGAACAGCGAGCAGGCGCCAGCCTGGTTCAAGCCCTTCGCTGATGATCTCGCCGCCGTTAAGTCAGGCCTTACTGCTAACGCAGACAAAGAAAAAGGCGAAAAACGCGCCGCCATCAAAGCCAAGTTTGGCCTTGATGATGTGGCGGTGAACGCCCTTGACGGCGCCGCCCTTGACGGCTTGTTTGCGCAATGCCCTACAGCTACGGGGCTGAGTGGCGCCTTCAACCACTCTAACGACCAATCCATTTCTGACATGCCGGAGTAAAAAATAATGGCGATCAAAGACGGTAAGCACGTTATTCACGCGGGTGGCATTTTCCCTAACCCGCTCCTCAATCGCGAAGGCGCGGCAGCAGCTGCGACGACTCCCGGCACGGTGGGCTATTTCGCGTCTGGCAAGTTCACCGCTTCCACCAAAGGCGATGATGACGCCGTTCTGTATGTGGCGAATATGGACTACTTGCGCTGCAAAAACGTAGATGAAGTCATCCCGGCCAATGAGCTGGTGGTCGGCATCCAACCTTTGCAAGGCATGCATCACGAAGTACATCACTAGGCCTCAACTGGCTAAGCCCCTTCTGTATGCTTCAATGGATGTGCTACAGGCTTGCTGCGATGAAGATATTGCACCGCTGGTGGGCGAGATTATCCCGTCGCGCACCGGTAAATGGGGATTCGTTTACCGGCCAGGGAAGCTTAGTTTCAACGACATGCTGGTAACCGCCAGATCGCTTATCACGCATGGCATCATCGGCAAGGCCAAGGTTCGCCGATTGCAAAAAAACGAGAGCAGAGAGACAACAACTGAATTCAACGCTTTCGAATACATCAC